TGCAATGAAGTATGTGACATCAATATTTTGATTAATAAATCTAGAAAGAAGTTTGGAAGAAACTACTACATCATAAGATCCAGGAACAATCTTTAGATTTTCTTCTTTAAAATTGAATGTGAACTCAGAATCAGTCTCACCAACAATAATAGAAAAATCATTAGAAGTATCATTCTTCTTGTCACGTGCTACCAATTTGATGACACCTGCTTCACCAATAGCAGAAATATCAGGAAGTTGATAGATAGATGCTGCTTTCTTCAGTTTCTCCAGTTGTTGACTGGTCAGTTCAAAACACACATCTTCTGTGGGAAGAGAGATCTCTTTTTCAGGAGGGGCAACAATGACAGTAGGATCAGCAAAGAAATACTTTGATCGCATCTTGCCTTCTCTAATCATCACATATTCATCCTTAGCAAAATCAAGTTCAGGACTTGCATGAAGTGAAAGACCATTTAAGAATTGGTTCAAGTCATAAATGCCAAAATCTTTGGGAAAAGACTCTTCAACAGTTGCCTCAGCAAGAATGTTCTTCATTACTGAAATTGAACGCAGTTTATTACCCTCCTTAAACAAAATAGACTGATTGATAGAAGAGAAGTTCTTCAGTAGATTGACAGTAGTTTCAGACAGTTTCATAAGATTACGAATTTTCATCACTGGGGATAGAGTTCATTTTGTGCATTTTTGTCATTGAAATGCATCAGAAGTACAGCATAGTGCAAGATCTTCATAATGTCACGACGTGCAGTGCCTTTCTTATCATATCGAGAGGCATACTTAAGGATGTTGGATCTGCAGAATGCTTCACCATCACCACAAGCTTCAATAAGGTCAAGAGTTTGAATCTTGTCATCACCAGCAGAATAATGCTGATCATAAGTCCTGACAATATAATCTTTCAGTTCTTTTATAATTTCTTCTTCACTATATTTGTACTTAGTATTATTAGATTTTTTTTCTGGGGTAGTCAGATTAAGTGTTCCAGTATTTAATGTGATATGGTCTTGTCCAAGACCCATGTAATCCATTGGAACTGACTGAGCAGCACCAAATGTTGTAGAAGAAAGGGTGATAGTGTCATCTGACATAGCACTTGGAAAAGGATTACCTACCATACTAATTCCATCATTTTCCCAAAAATCATTATAATCTTTAGAATTTGCTGTATCAATCATTAAATCATCTCCATAAAGTTCATCATGTAAAAGTGACCAAGCATTTATCATTAATTATATCAAGCAGTTTCCTCAGTGTCAATCATTTGAAAGTCAGCATCTACTTTATCATAAAGTTCAATGAAAGATGCTTTAGTTTCTTCATCAAAACGATTGATGCATACTTGAATTGCTTTCTCTTTATTATTAAAGATGCTATAAGCATTGATGATATGAACCAGACGACGTGTGCTGATTACTTCTTCAATACCACCATCATAAAAGGTTTTGCGAATAATGTCTGCCCAATCAACCAGGTTCTTACAGAAAGAACAATCTTCAATACCAAGATCTAGAGCAATACCTTCAAGGATCTTTTGCTCTGTAGAAGGAGCAGGATAAGATTGCTCAAAAGTTACAGGGAATCTTTCAAGGAATGCTTCATTGAGCACGTTAGTTCCAATGAATCGTCCATCATCTGATCCTTTGCCTTTAGTGTTGGCAGTGGCAAATACTTGGAAACCTTTTGTGGGCGTAATGTATTTGCCAGTCTTCTTGAGGAAAATTCCTTTTCCTTCAAGAATAGATTGGAGGCAAAGAATTTTGTTTGAGGCAAGGTCAATTTCGTCAAGGAGCAGCACAGCACCCCTTTGCAAGGCTTCAATGACTGGGCCATTGTGCCAGACGGTTTCACCATTAATAAGACGGAAACCACCAATAAGGTCATCTTCATCAGTCTCAATTGTGATATTGACACGAATCAGTTCTCTCTTGAGTTGAGAGCAAGCTTGTTCAACACAAAGTGTTTTACCATTTCCAGAAAGTCCTGTAATAAAAACAGGGTAAAAAAGATTGGACTTAACAATTTTTTTAACATCAGAGAAATTGCCAAACTGGATGAAGGTATCATCTTGCTGAGGAATAAGGTTTTGTTCAAAAGCAGGAGCACCAGATGGTGCTTCATAAGACTGCTCAAGTTTCTCTTTGACAGTTAGGTTCCACTTACCACGACCAACTTTATAGTCATCAAGTTTTTTAGTTACAGTCTGATAGGTTGTGCCATTCATAGCGCACCAGGCACGAACATCAGCAGCAACTACTTCCTCACCATATAGATTTGTGATGGAAGACAAGATATATTCAGTAGAGAGTGCCATAGTGGTTTTGTTCAACAGGTTAATTATAAAGGATGGAAAGAGGTAATGGACCTCTTTGTGGTCAGTGCTAGAACTGGTCAGCAGACCAGATCCATAAATTTACTCAGAACTTTCTTATTTAGTGCCTTGGTCTTCAAATTCTTTACAAAAGCAGATTTAATCTTTGCTTTGGAAGCACCCTCCTCAACTTCAAATTCTGCTTGATTGTTTAGTGCTGAGGTTTGCATTGCAAAGTAAGATGTATAACCAGTATCTTTGATATCATAGAATTTTTCTTTTTTAATTTTTTTATTTGTATTATCAGTGACTATTTCATACCTTCTGATAAAATCATTCATTGTTCTAGGAGCACAAAGACGAATACCAATGAAATTTACATCTTTATTTTCTTGCCTAAGATTTTCCAGTAAAACTTGAGTAAACTTATAATACTCATATTGGAATTGATATGTAAATCCAGTCTTTCTATTTCTTAAATAAGATTGTTTAGCTACAGGATATTTACCACCTTGACCACCATAGGCATTATTTCTACCAACCATCATTGCATTTGCTTCACCATCAGTCAGTACAAATACATGAGTTTTTTGTAGTCCATGCATTTTCTTAAATGCAGGAATGATTTTATGAAGTGCAACAATTGATTCATTTAGAGGAGTTCCAGAAAGATAAAGTTCTGCTGGATAGTTGTAAGTACAATAACTTCTCATACCAAATACCATTCTGTAGATAGAATGCATTTGCTTCTCAAGATCTTTTTTCTTTGCATTACTTGTAAGTAGATTCATCATTCTGAATGAACCATCAATTATAAACTTACCCTCCTCCCAGATATGCTCTATATTGTCAGGATCTGTCTCATAATTATTAGTAAAGGCATAAACATCAAAAGGAATATTGCACTTATTACAGAACCATACAAGATTAAAAAGTTGTTTGATTGTGTCAAGTAAACAGTCAGCCATGGATCCAGACCAATCAATAACAAAAATTAGTCCATGATTTTTACCATCAGCAAGGGTAGTAACCTTTTTGAAGAGATCTTCATTATACTTGTAGGTATGTAGTTTGGAGCAATCAAGCACACCAGTTCTAGCAGTTGATGCACGTGCATATGCATCAGCAGACTTCTTACATTCAAATTCCTTTACAAGATAACTTACTTCACGTGCAGCAGACTTTTTAAATTTATTGTACTGGGCATCAGGATATGCATAGACATCTTTTTCATCATTTTTGTATAGGTCCTCTGCCCAATCCAATTTTTTCTTAATTTCATTGAAAGGAACAATTATTTTATTAAGATTAAATTTAGGTAACTCAAAATATTCAGTGACAGATCCATTCATATTACCACATAGGTCTTCAATCTGTTGCTCAAATGTAGAGTCAGTTTGAACCTTTGGTTCTGTGCCTTCTTTTACTTCATCTTCTACCTTTTCATCATTATTTGTATCGTTATCACCAACTTCAGTTTGTTGCTGACCATTTTCATCAGTGCTTCCACTTGATTCTTCAGGAGTCTGATTATCAGATGATTGTTCTTGCTTCTCTCCACCTCCTTGACCACAAGAATTTGGTGACATTGGGATAGGTTGAGTATTAGTCTGCTGATCACCTTTACAGTAGGAATATAGTTGTATTGCTGCCTCAACTGCATCATCAAATGTTTCAGCATCAGCAATTTGATTTATAATCAGATTCTCTTCAGTGCTAAAAATAACATCAAGATGCTTACCAATTTTAAAGAATAGGTTGGCACGATCTGCCAAGTTCATCTCATCAACATCTTCATCTTCAATACAAAAAAAGTCTTGCTCTGATAGTTCTTTATAACCAGCACTAAATGATTTGAGTAGACCAGGATATTTACGTTTCATCAGTTTCTCAATACGTGCATCCTCTGTCACATTAACAAACTGTTGAGGAACTCTATCCTCAAAAGACCAGTCATTAGGTGTAAAGAGAGCGTGTCCTACCTCATGTCCCACTAACATATCATAGACACTATTAGAAGCGCGCTTCCACATTGGCAAGGTCAACACCCTTGTTTCCACATTGAACTGTGCTGTAGTGACCTCTTGATTTTCAACTACTAGGTCTTCAGTAGCAAGAAGTTTTGCCAGTTGTGCCTTGGTGCTGTAGTTGATTGCCATCTGGGTTTCTTTCTTATATTGATATTCTACAGCACTCAGGAGGTTTTGAAACCCATTGCTACCACTTACTAAACTGTCACACGCACCAACCCCCCACACTATTAAGGTGCAGGGGGCTTTGGTTTTGTTCTCCTTGTAGATTGTGATTAGAGTTATTCTTCAGTCAGGATGTGCCTGCAAAACCTCCTTGCTGTCTGATCTATAATACCACATTCTGAAATGCATTGGAAATAATCGGACACTTGATCATATTTTTCTTCTGATGAGTGTTTTTCGTCCCACCTCCAAGATGCTAGTTCATTTCTTGATACCAAGTTATGCATAATTTAGACCTCCTCTCTCACCCTACTATTTAGTCAGCGTATGCTAACTTAATGAAGTTGCTGTCACATTTAACTTTTTCTTCAAAAATTGCAATGCTTCTTTACGTTGTCTAATTGCTTGAGGTTTTAAGTGAACCTTCTGTTGTTTTTTGGAGTGATGTTGCCAATTTGGAACCTTCATGGTTCTATCCTAGAGAAATTACCTTGCTTCTCAAACTTTATCACACTATCAAACTTATCTTCAAGACCTTCTTTATGAGAGATGACAAAAATGTTAGCATCTTTGATGACAAATCTAATAATCTTAAGGAACTCTTCTGTACCAAATCCATCGAGAGATGAATCAAAGACTTCATCCATAATTAAGAGATTAGTATTTACAGAGTTTTTCATTCTTGCAATCTCTCTCCATGTAAAGAGTAGTGCAAGGTCAATTCTCATTTTCTCACCTTCAGAGAAAGATTGATAAGTAAAATCCTCATGAATAGGAGATTCAATAGTCTCTGTAAATTCTTCATCAAGTTTAAAGTT